TTAGGTTTATTAGCACTACAAGAAGGTGCTAGAAGAGTTGAAGATGCACCACTTAGAAACCCTTCTCTTATTGCAAGGGAAGATGAAATTGTGGAGGACGCAGTTGAAGTAATAGAATTTGGAGAAAACTATGCCCGTGATAAAGAAGACGGATCGGATCAAGAGGAGGTTGAAATACCAGGAGTATCTGAAGAGGAAGAAACAGATAGAGGAGAAAAGTTAAGAGCTGCAATGGAGCAAATTTTAGATGAAGGTGCTCCTAAAGACTTTACTTCAGAAGGGTTGCCTAAACAGTCTGTAATAAAAGCAGTGTTTGGGGAACAAGTTAGTTCAGATGAAAGGGATGAAGTCTGGGCAGAAATTATAGTAGATAGAGAAGAAGATTAATGGCATCAGTAACAACAGGCGCAAACATACTAGCTAGAGTAGAAAGTATATTACAGGACACTGCAAACGTAAGGTGGACTGAAGCTGAGTTGTTAAATTATGTTAATGATGGGCAGAGGGAGATAGCAAATCTTGCTCCTTCTGCTACTGCTGTACATTCTAATGTTGCTTTAGTAGTTGGTACTAAACAAACATTACCTTCTGATGGATTAAAACTAATTGATGTAGTTCGTAATATGTCTGATGCCTCTGGTGGTGCGACAGGTAAAAGAAGTGTTAGGTTAGTATCAAAAGATATTATAGATACACAAAACCCAGATTGGCATGATCCTACAGTTACAGGGGACGCAGCTCATAGTACAACTGTAAAACATTTTATGTTTGATGAGAATGACCCTTTGAATTATTACGTTTACCCAGGTGCTTCATCAACAAGTACTTTTGTAGAATTAATTTATTCGCAGAGACCTACGGATTTAGCAAATACATCTTCTACTATTTCGGTTCCTGATAACTACTCAAATGCTCTTATAGATTACACTTTGTTTAGAGCATTTATAAAAGATGCAGAATATGCAGGTAATGCAACAAGAGCTGCAACACACTATCAATTGTTTACTGTCAGTGTAACTGGCAAAGCGCAGATTGATGCTTTAATAAAACCTGATATACAAATAATGAGCGCGACATAATGGCTAGTTTTGAATCATTTATGAAAGATGTATTACCCTACGTACCTGGGTGTCCAGATACAGTTGTAGAGAATGCACTAAGATCATCATCAATTGAACTTTGTGAAAAAGCTGCGGTCTATACTAAAGAGCTAGACCCTATCAGCACAGTAGCAGGAATTTACGAGTATGAGTTTGGTCAGCCAACTGGTACTAAAGTAGATAAAGTTATCTGGGGTATTTACGATGGTAAAGACTTAGAAGCAATTACCCCTAGAGCTTTAGAGAGTAGAAAGCCGAAATGGAGGGAATCTTCTAACTCTGGAACTCCAGAATATTTTTTACAGCAATCTCCTGATTTGTTTTGGCTTGTACCAATACCTGATACTAGTTTAACAAACGGGATAATTTTAAATGTCTCTTTAAAACCATCTAGGTCATCTAATAATATTGCTACGGAAATAGCAGATGATTACAGAGACGGAATTATTTTTGGTGCGTTGTACAGATTGCTACGTATGCCTGCTAGAGATTGGACTGACCCAAATGCAGCTAGAGATTACGCAGGGTTATTTGCAAATACAGTACAAGAAGCTGAAATAAAAGCTAGAAGAGCTGACATAGGAGTTGGTAGGAAAGTTAAATACGCTGGTGTAGGAGTAGCACCTACTAGAAGATATCGGAGGTATGGCTCGGAGAAAGGGTAAATGGGAGTAAAGTTTAGTAAGATACATGTAGATGACTTACAATTTGTTTACGGATATTTAGAGGAGAAATTAAAATATATAACTGAAAAAAGCTATTCTGATTGGGTGCCTGCAGATGTATATGTAGCACTTAGAAATAAAGAAGCTGATTTGTATATAGCGTATGAAAAAGATAAAGATGTAGGGTTTATAGTTACTGCAATACAAGACAATTATGGTGGTGGACCCACTTTATATGTTTGGGTAGCTTATCAAGACCCTAAATACGGATATACAAAAAATGGTTTTGATTTGTTAGAAAAGCTTGCAGAAGAGTTACAAGCAGATAATATAGAGTTTCAGACTAGTCGAAAAGGTTGGTCTAAAATAGCCCCTAAATATGGGTATAAATTAGTTAGTTATGTTTATAGAAAGGATATGTAATGGCGAAAAAACCTAAAAAATCAAAAGCACAAGCTTCACCTCAAGAGCTAATGGAGCAACGAGTCGGGCGTGCTATGTCTGCACGTGGGGATAAAATCCTAAGTACAACCATAGCTGGTTTAAAAGATAGACTAGATTCAGATCAAACTCAGTATTATTCAGACATCGCTGGAGCAGATCAAGCTCAAGCTAGAGCTAACGCTGGAGGTTTAGACCCTCTAAACTTTGATCGTAAGCTTGGTGAGTTCAGCAATAATGTAAGAAATATTTATGATGCAAAAAGAAGAGCTAGAGCTGCAGGTTTAGACGAACAGTTTAAAATTAGAAAAGCTATCACTGATGTAGGCGCTAAAAAGAATACAGCTGCTTTAAGCGGATTATCTACTCTCAGTAGATTATCTGCTGGTAATACTATGGCTGATATGCGTAATAAACAGGCTTTATATTCTGCAAATGCAGGAGCTCTTGGTACTTTACTTGGTGCTGGTATGGAAGTAGATTTTAATACTGAAGGTGGGATATTTAGCTAATGGCAATACCTAATAACCAAGCAATAATGATGGAGCCTGCTGGACGTATCAGAGGTGATGACTCTTTTGGTACAGCTAGAACTGATTTAGCTACTATAACTAGAGATGATTATCAAAACTACCTTGATACATATGCGCCTGTAGAAGATGAGGTTCTTAGACTAAGTGAAAAACCTAATAGAGATGAGCTTAGAAGACAAGCTACTGAAGATGCTAGAAGAGCTATAGATGTATCTAAAGGTATAACTCAAAGAAATTTAGAACGTTATGGTGCAGAGTTGACTCCTGCTCAAAGACGAGAACTAAACAAAGAGCAACAAAGAGCTGGTACTTTAGGTGAAATCAGTGCACAAAATTTTGCTACAAGAGATGCCATGGCAAACCAGCTTAGAAATTTGGGGTTATCAGCTAACATAGGTGTTAACGCAAAAACTCAAGGGTTAAAATTATTGGGCAGTAGCGCTGTTAATGAAGGTAATAGACAAGCTGCATACAACCAAGCTAAAACGCAAGCATCAGCTACTAATAGACAAGCTATTGGTACAATAGCAGCTTTAGCTATTTTCTCAGATGAAAGACTGAAAGACGATATAACTCTAATAGGCAAAGATGGGGAGTACAACATATACAAATGGCAATGGAATAACATTGCTAAAAAGTTAGGCATTACATCAAAACCAGTTGGTGTACTTGCTCAAGAAATATTATTAATTAAACCAGAAGCTGTTTCTGTAAATAGAAATGGTTACTACATGGTTAACTACGGAGCATTGTAATGGCAATACGTGATCCTTTTATGTCAGGCCTTCAATCGGGGGCTAATCTTATTGCCGGTCAAGCCGCTAGAAGGCAACAAAGAGCAGACCGAGCCGAAAGAGAAAGACTTAGAGACTTGGGTGCTCAAATGTCACTTGCAGTAGAACAAGGATATTTAGAATTTGACAAAGACACAGCTTTGTATAAAGAAGGCCCAAGATTTAATGAAAATAGTCCTGTTATAAATGAAACTAGAACAAGGCTTATAAATTTAAGCCCTGCGTTTGAACAAACTTTACAATTTGATGGTGGCAAACAAGGTAGGTTTGCTGGAGAAACTCCTATTGGTGGTGGTAACGCTGTATTAGATACAGATACAGGAGATGGCATTTCACAGATAACTCTTAAAGGTACTTCAGCTCCAGACGATGAAATTGTGGTGGTTCCCGAAGGTTTTTCAAATAGCATGGCTGAACTTGCTTTATTTGATCTTAACCTTGATCTTGATCCTACATCTATACAGAGGTCGCAGTTATCTAGAAATATTCAAGAGCAAGATCGAGTACCTGCGACCCAGAAAAAAGAAATATTAGATATACTAAGTTCTCCAGAAATAAGTAGAGAAGAAAAAACTTTACTACTTTCTGATTACTATGAAGAAACACAGCAAGCAGACGATCCAGCTCCTGATGCTACTGATGCTCCAGCTCCTTCAACTACAGATAAAAGAAAAGCCTCGAGGACTGGCACGGGGTCTGAACCTTATCCTGAAGGAGAAGGTGGGTTCTTTACAAATCTTAAAAATAAATCTGACCAACGTAAGTTAGATAATGCAACTAAAAAATTAAATCAAGCAAATGAAAGACTAGCTACTCTTGATGAAAACAGCGCTTTATACAAAGGGGCTAAAAGAACTAAAGCTAGGATGGAAGAAATTATTAATGAGTTAGGTGGTAAAGCTTTAGAAGAGTCTGTAGCTACTTCTAATAAAGGAGAAGGAGCGCCTGATCCTGCAACAGTTATACAAGATTCTGAATCGATGAAACAAGAGTTTTTACAAGAGTTAGAAGGTAAAAGTCTTGATGATTTAACTAGAGACCAACAAGAGCTTATTAGAACGGACAGAGTTAATGATATTCTTAAAAAGTATGGCATAACAAATATAAATGAGTTAAGTCAAAATAATAAAATAAAAATATCAGAATTAAGGGCTGTAGGTATATCTTTAGCTAGGCAGATAGCTATAACAGAAGCTAGACGATTAGGTAATACTGATATGACTTCTATCGGTAATTACGCTCAAAATGCTTACACTGCTATATGGGGTGGTATTGTAGCTGGAGATATGAATCTAACCCCACAAAGTCTAGCAGAGCATCAGTTAAAGCTTGAAGAACATGATCTCAAATATAAAAAATTCTTTAAGGATTTAGAAACTGAGAATTTAACAAGGTCAGAAGCAGCTGCGGAAGATATTGGGACAGTTGCACAACTTTTGTTTACAAAAGAAGATGGTACAGCAAGTTTTGATCCAAGAGACCCTGAAAAAATTCCAAAGCTTAGAAAAAAACTAATAACTATGCAAAGGAAAGCAGAATTAAGCCTTAGAAGATATAGAGCGGGCAATGCTACATCTGCTGATTACGATACTATAAGGGCTTTTAAAGATGCTATGGTGTTAGCAGCAAAATCTAAAGCTTTTATAAACAGAGACCCCGGCTTTTTTACTAGTATTTGGGAGGCTATAACTAGCACTCCCGATTTAGGACAAAGGGACTTAGATGTTGCTGGGGCTTATTACAGCATCGAGAGTTTAGAAAATGGTGATTTTGATTTTGGAAATAGCCAAATTTTTACTAGATCAGATATGCAAAAATTATTTGGTGATAAAAGTGCGGAAACTTTAAGATTAATTATTGAAGATGACAGACTTCAACGAAATATCCAAGAAGTAGTTCAAAGAGCGGGCGCGAACGCGGAGCAATAACTTATGGCTATAGATAGGGATAACTACGATGCCCTTCTGGAGTCTTTAGAAGGGAGTTACAACATTGCTCCTGGACAAGAAGAAAAATCATTTGGGGAAAAATTTCAAGCGGGTGCTAGAGCGGGTGCAGCAGGACTTGATTCGGGGCTTGCCTATGCAGACGCTGCTTTTCAACAATTAACAGGTGATACTTACGAAAGAGACCAAGCTTTACTAACAGCTCAACGTCGTGAACAAGTAGCTGCAGAATACCTTGAAGGTCTTCCTACATTCGAACAATTTTTAGATGCCCCTGATGCACAGGGGTTTATGGATCAACTAGCTATTAGTACAGGTGAATTTTTACCTTCTGCTATTGCTAGTATAAGCATGGCGTTATTAGGGGCAGCTACAGGCGGTGTAGGCTATGGTGCTTTAGCAGGTGTAAGCTCTATGGCTCTATCTAGTACAGCAAAAACAGGTGCGAAAAAAATAATAAAAGAAGCTTTTGAGAAACGCGCTAAAAAATTAGAAACTAAAACACAAGCTTGGAATGATCTTACCGAGGATGGTTACACTATTTTACAAGCACTAAGAGGCGCTCCTGGTGTTAGTCGTGCAACTAGAATGGGTGGTTTAGCAGGTGCATACGCACAAGAGGGCGTCCAGGGGACGGGTGTAACGTATGGAGAGTTTGCTCGTCAAGATATGCTAGATGATAGAGAAGCAGCTATTAGTGCGGCTGTAGGTTTTGGTCCATATGCTGCTGTAGGATTAGGGGCTGAGGTAGTTGGTACAGGTTTAGTAGTTTCCCCGTTTTTAAAGAGTCTTCAAAAGGTCGCTGCTAAAAAAGCTAAGACGGCACCAAAAGGTTCTGGATTTGCTGCATTAGCTACAGAGTTAGGAAAAGGTTTTGGTAAAGGTGCAACAGTAGGTTTTGCTGGTGGGGCTGTATCAGAAGGAACAGCTGAAACTTTACAACAAGGCATGACTACAGCACAGAAGTTTGCAATCGATCCTGATTACACTACAAAAGATGCTAAGTTGGATTTAATGGAAGCCGCATTTAAAGGTTTCTTTGGTGGTGGAATTATTGGTGGTGCAGGTAGAGGAACTACACAAGCTGCAGCAGATGCTATTGCTTCAACAAATAGAACCATACAAAAAGCTAAAGATTTAGTAAACGATGCTGTAGAAGATATGGAACAGGTTTTAGACCAGCCTGCTGATGCTGCAGACAAAAAAGATTTTGATAAAGTTGAACAATACCTACAAAAACAAAAAGGACAAAAAATTCCTGGGACTGATGTAGAGACTAAGAGCCCTGAAGATTTTGGCATACCCCCAGAACTAGTTAATCCACCTAGAGGTAAAGATGGTATTAATACTGAAACTTTAACTGACTCAGTCAAAAAACCTACTGGAGATTTGATAGCTGAACTACAAGTTATGGTAAGTGGTAAAAACCCTAAAAAAGCTGTGTGGATAAATGCAGGAACTACCACTCTTACTAAAGCACAAATAACAGAAGCTATAGGGGCTAGGCAATTTTTTACAGGCACTGTAGAAAACAAAGGTACGATAGTTGCTTTAGATCAGGCTACAGTAAACAACGTTCTTGAAGCAGGGGCTAGTAAAGAATCTTTAGCAGCAGCTCAAGGTTTTTCTGAAGTTAAAAATGCTACACATGATAGAGCTATAGTGGTAGAGACAGCAGATGGTAAAGAAGTACACTCTGAAACTACAAACGAATTTAATGCACCTGAGGTAAAACAAAAACTAGAAAAAGCTTTTGAGAATGAACCTAACTTAAAAGTGCAAGGCCCATTATCTTTAGAAGAAGTAACAGACGACAGAAAAGAAAGATTCATTGATGAATATGATTTACAAGTAGAACAAACGGTACAAGCGTTCTCAGAAGCATCACCTGAAGATGCAAGTAGAATTTTAGAAAGACATTCGGATAACTACGATGTACTAGTGCAATTAAGAGCTTTGACTCCAGAAGGGCCTTTTAGACAAGAAATAGATAAGAGATTAAAAAATATTTTAAGCGTGTATTACACAGCACTTTCTGAAAAATTAGGCATACCAAAAAGTGAAGTACCT